ATCTACAGCAAAGCAATTGCAATTATATACAAGTTTTGCCCTTCTAACTTCTAGCTCAATGGCTTCATCGCTATAATCGGCAGTAATATCATTAAAATAGAATCTGCCTTCTAGCTGATCTTCCATCCACTGAGCAACTTTAGCGACACTCTGATACTCGCTAGACTGTTTTACTCGTTCAACAAAATCTTCTTCGCTTTCTATATAGTTACCAGTATCATCTTTTAGTCGATACATAATTTCTTTTGTATTATCATCTCTATATAGACCCATTGTAATTTCTTTTTCTGGTTTAATCAATTGAACGCCATGCAGCTCTTTAAACTCCTTACAATTCAAAACGGTTGTAATCAAACAGTTTTTCATTGCCGTTTCTGTCATTTCGTTGCTAAGCAACATAAACTTTTGCTTTTTAACAAGTGTTACATATGCAATCAGATTTACCAGATTTCGAGATTTACCTTCATTGGACAGAAATCCTTGAAACAGCACGTTACCAGGCAATAGCCCCCTGAAGTAATCATTATATCCTTGCCAATGAGTTGTCACACCAAATTGAGGAGTAAGCAAATAAGAGTCAATTACTTTGGCAACTCCTTTGGTCAACAGAACAGGCTCTTCAATAACATTAATTTTTGTATTAATCTTATCTGCCTTACTGCGCATATAACGATACACGTCATTGGCAGTCATAGTTTGAAAATTTGCTTTAGACAGGATCTTTTCTGCAGGAAAGCCTTGCTTGTCATATTCGCGTACTAGCGCAAACTTCTTAACTGTATTAAAGACGGCTTTAATATCTTTTGGGTCTGACATGTCCATCATGTCTTTAATAGTTTTCCATCCACCATGCGACTTATATGATTTTAGTCTTTCGGTGTTTTGCGTTGCAAAATTATTTACCTTATTTTGTGATACATCTTGACTAAACGTCAAATAGTACTCTTCAAACAAATCGTAAAAAAATCTAACCTCGTCATCTGCAAAATCATATTTTGATTTTATAGATTCTCCATAGCTTAAATATAGATCTGGTTCTTTGTACATGCATCCGCACAGCAAAAACTCTGATTGCACATTTTTTTTATCAAGCAATACTACACTGTTTTCATTTTCCATATATGTCACCTACTTAATCATCATCGTCGTTCAACAAGTCAGAAATATCATCCAAGCCTTCTTCGATCTTCCTATCAGTTCTTATCATTTGACTGTAGTCAATACGAACGGTCTCTTTTGCTATTTCCTGAGCTGCTTCGTTCTTTGCCTTTGCAGCTAAGTAGTCAGGAATTTTTTTAATAAGAATTGCTAGATCATATGATATTCTCTGATTATCATCTGCTGGCCCCTTATGGTTTGCCTTGTTGCGCTTGTCAATTTCATTCAGCTTTCTTTGGCCCCATTGCCACGCACCAAGCAATGTTTCAGTTGAAATCTTTTTACAGCGTTTCTGTTTATAAATACCATTATTTAAATCTGAAACTGTCTGCCAAAATCTTTTTGGCATTGTAGTAACATTATACTGAGATAGCAAATAAACATTGAGTGCGTCAGTTGCGTCCTGACGTGGTAAACGAACAGTCAAAAGTTCTTTTGTACGTTTCTCCAAGTCTGATAAATTCTCAAGTGCCTCTTTCCATTCTTGTGGATTTCCGCGCTTAGATTGGATTTTTTGCTGAGCCAAATCGCAAAAACATTCTGAATGATAATAAAAATTTTTAAAATAAACTACACCACGAATATTGTTGCGATGAATTTCTATAGGATTTTTGCAAGCCTTACATTTGCGCTGAACAATTGCTTTCATCCGTTTCTTTCCTCCTTGCTACCTGTTTCTGTTGGTATTATAGTTCATTAATTTTGTATTGTCAAGTATAAAATCATATTTCTCTTGTAAACAATAAAAACAGGGAGGCCTAAGCCTCCCCATAATATTCATTTTGTTATTAGACAGAAACAACGGAGAGGATTTGCTTTAGAATATTCACATCAGTTTCCTTAGCGAAATTGGTAGGCAGATTTGCCTCGGTTAGCTTGCTCTGCATATTTTTCTTATCAACTGGACTTAGCTTCTGCACAGCTGCCTTAATGCTTGCCTTAAGAACAGACGGATCATCAGATGTAGCGTCAGCGCTTAGTTCGCTAGCCTTAACCTTTTCCATCTCTGACTTGCTCATGGACTTAGTAGCATTGCTCATAACTTCTGCGCTATAAATTTCCTGTTCAGTATCAACTGCCATGTCAAGATTGTTCTTTAGAACAAAGTCTGTCTTGCCCTTGTTGCCATCAATGACTACTTGCCAATCCAGCAGAGTGGGATCTTCCAAGATCTCGTTAGGATGCACGCCGGTTCTGTCTTTCAACACATCCGCCATTACGTTATTATATTCATCTCTGTAGAAACGCACAACAGTATGCATGTTGTAGTCAATACCCTTGAAACCAGCAGGAATCTTCTTACCAGTTGGAACGCTGCTAAACTGGTTATTTGCTCCCTTTTCGGTTGTCTTCTCGTCTTCTTCACGACAGGTAATTGCGCTATGAATGCCTGTTCCAAGTAGAGATAGACATAGGTTAGCTGCCTTAAACTTAATATTACCAAAATCACGAATTTCCAAGCTGCTTCCTTCAATAGCAACAAGCTTTTCATCGCCAACAAGTCCATTATTTTCTGCACGTACACGAGCTCTCTTCTTTGAGAACTCAAGAAGTCCCTGCTGTACTGCAGTATGCAGAACAGTGACACCGTCGATTACAATGGCATCTGCACGGAATGGACGGCCTTCTGCGTCTGTAACCACAGTATCAGTCTCTTCTCCGTCTTCACTGATTTCATAAAAGTCATCTCCGTTTTTGACCTTATCAATATAGTCAAGAACTTCACCAAGACTTTGCGTATATAAAATGTAGATATTTCTTAGATCTACACCATTTGCTTCCATTTCATCGAGATACATGTCAATACTGCCAGACTCCGCGTCAATATAGAGCACTCTCATTGGGCTTCCATCCTCATTATGCATGTATGCAAACTGAGATACAAATGTGCTCTTTCCACTAAAAGTATCACCAAAGCATAAGAAATTTAACTTCTTCTTTGTTTTACTAGCAATTCTTCCACGTGCCATATATGTCATTCCTTTCAATGTTCATTAATTTTGTATTGTAGGAGTGGGCTATTACACCCACTCCGTATATAAACTATCATTAATCCCAAGGATTATCATCGTCATCTTCGTCATCGAAGCCTTCACCCCAAGAATCTGTGCCAGTATCAGCAGCAGCTGCCTTGCCAGAGAAGTTCTGTTCTGCAGTCTGAGATGCACGAATCTTCTTGATAGCTTCTGCCACATTCTTTTCAGTGTAAGTTTCCGTGTCAATAGTAGAAGGGCTTGCGCCAGTGATCACTAGTTCTGTCTTAGTAGGTGCAGAAACGCTCTTCATTGCATTTTGTGCACCCCAACAATCTTCTACTGTCTCTTCCTGTAAGCTATGCGTAACATCAATATGGCCAAACACTTCAATGGCATGATACGGCTTCAAATTCTTCTTCAGAGTGCTAGCAAGCTTGGCATCAGTGACAATGAATTGAGTATCAACAATATCAGAATAAGTGACAATCTTAGCAGTTAGAACAAAGCGACCAGTGTCCTTATCATTGCTATCCTTTTCCTTGTCAATGCCAGTATAAACAATCATCTGCGTAAAATCATGCGTCATCTTATTGTCACTATCATTATAGGTGTTAAAATCTACATCTCGGCATAGAGAAATCTGGTTAGGAACATACTTAATGCTCCTACGCACATTTCCCTCGTTATCCATGTAGCTACTAAATTCTAGATTGCCCCTAATAAAAGTGGACATATCATCCTTTAGAGCTGAAACAATGTAATCACAGGCATCAAACGCATGCATAGCCTTCTTATCATTTACTTCCTTGCCATTTGCATCAGTTGTCTTTTGTAGGCCTAGGCCAATACCGATAATGCGCCATCCATCCACGCCAGCCTTATTTCTATTAGCCCACGGAACAGCCTTAGTTTCAGTTTTTCCAGTCTTTGCATCCCTCTTAGAAAAATAAACATTCTGCTGAGGCATGCCGTTCAGGCTTAGATAAATGCTCTTCTTAGTATCATATTCACAAGCAAAGTTTACCATTCTAAAATCCTTGCCTGTCTTGGTCTTCTTAGAAGTATAAAACTTGTCACGCTCTACGCCATTAATAAGACCTTTCACCTGAAAGGAACCCTTAGTCTCCTGTAAATCAAAAATTCTGTTAGCCATCCTGTTGTCTCCTTTTCTGTCCTTAATTCAAATAAGTAATATTGTTTTCATGTGTACGGCATTTACATTCATCACCGCAATTACCATCGCAATCACAATTTCCGCCACAAGAACAACCATCTTTAATCAAAATATCTGAGAATCCATCTTCAAAGATCTCGCTCAAAGTATCAAGAAGCTCTTCTACGTCATCACAACCAAACATAGCTTCCATAATATTGAACTTAACTCGTTCGTAATCTGCGCTATTCTCCATACCAAACTCATAATACCAATCGCTATTACAGCAGCTACGAACGCTAAATGCCATATCATCTGCATGTTTAATCATCCCAATAAAATGCATATCATCAGGATTGCCAGCGCTATGAAACACAATAAGTTCAGTATTTTCCGTTCCGTAATATACCATGTTACAATCTCCTTTTGTTCCATTCATTTTGTACTGTTAGTAGTACCTTGGATCTAAACTTACGTTATAAAAATAATAAGTGTCTTCTTCTTCGTTGCCCAAATTAAGACCAATTGCTATGCCGCATTCTGGGCAATCTGCCGCAACATACAGCTTGTCAATAGATACTTTATATGGGACATCATAAATTTGACCGCAAGTTTGGCATTGTATCCTCGTAAAATTGTTCTTTCCGTCTGTACTCACACATAAGTGACCTCCTCTCTTTCTATCTCAATACCATTCATTTTGTGTTGTTTATTTAATTTACAAACGGATTATACCATATCTTTTTGTGTTTGTCAATACCCTCCCTACCCCCATTTAGGATAAAATTTTTATAAAACAATAAATAATTCCATAACATCGCTCTTAATACGATATTCATTTTCATTAATGTCAACTTCACATAGCTCATCAATCATAATGTATTTTTCTTCTTCATCATCCATGATGAGGCCGATGCGCTCCTCATCCACAAAAGGATGAAGAACACATCTATTTAACTTTTGATTTCCATATAATAAATGTTTAATTTGTACATTTGCCTTCTGGCCTTCTAATGCAATAAATTTTTCCATAAATTCTTTAGTAATATATTGTTGTAACAAGATCTCAATCCCCCTTGAAGCACATTCGCAGCTGTCAATGCTTATACAAATTCCTTAAAGCGGTGCGTTAAATTATCTACATAAAAATCTGAATCAAATCCATATTTAACTGCCAAATCTTTTCCATATTCTGATCTTAAGAAATTTTTTAAATCAAGCCCCGTTTCTTGCATTCCTTGGCACAAATAATAATACATACCACTAATATGTATATTCTTCATTGTTAACCCAGAAATACCTACATGATCTCTAAAATTTTGAATCTTCCTATATACCCATCTGAAATTTCTATCATCTGAATCTGTTGCATGTGCATTATCTCTTTCTTTGTACAGCCTACCAACTCCTATAAGTTTTTTGACCCTTAAAGTTGACCCATAACACATGTACTCTGTTTCATCAAATGCTTTCATTAATAAGTCATATAATCGATCTGTAAGTTGCACCATTCTGCCGTCCGAGAAATATATTATCTTCTCCTTTGTGTTGACCATTGATTTACTTATACCAACCAAGTCATTCATGCTTGGTCCAGAAATCCCTTCCCATAAACATTCTAATATCGCCTTGTCTGTCCAATTATATAACTGATCTTCAATTTCTAACACATCATCTCTACTTAAAAATTTCATACTATTTGGCGGAATGCATGGCTTTAATAAATCAATAGTGATATT